GAAAATCTTCACTAGATATTCTAGCTGATGAATCTACTCTTAAAAATGATATGGGTGAGGTATTGTCTATTAGATCAACAGATGAAGATATTCAAAAAATACTTCATAACTTGTTCTATGATGTATTGAATATAGAGTTCAATATTTGGCCTTGGGTTCGTAACCTATGTAAATACGGAGATTTCTTCCTTAAATTAGAGATTGCTGAAAAATTCGGAGTATATAATGTTATTCCTTACACTGCATTTCAAATTGAAAGACAAGAAGGATTTGACCCTGAAAACCCCACTTCAGTAAGATTCAAATTTGATCCAGAAGGTGTTGCTTCTACTAGTTATGGTCAATATAGTGTTCCAGGTGCAGGTGCAAATGGTAACTCAATATTGTTTGACAACTACGAAATGGCTCACTTTAGATTGCTAACTGATACTAACTTCCTTCCTTATGGTAGAAGTTACATTGAACCAGCACGAAAATTATTTAAACAATATACTCTAATGGAGGATGCAATGTTGATCCACAGAATTGTTAGAGCACCTGAGAAGAGAGTTTACAAAATCAACGTTGGTAATATTGCACCTGCTGAAGTAGAAAACTTCATGCAAAAGACAATATCAAAAATGAAACGTACTCCATTTATTGATCAAGAAACTGGAGATTACAACTTAAAATACAACATGCAGAACTTACTTGAGGATTTTTACATCCCAGTAAGAGGTAATGATCAAGCAACTCAAATTGATACATTAGGTGGACTACAATATGATGGTATTACTGATGTTGAGTATTTGAGAGATAAATTATTTGCTGCTCTTAAGATTCCAAAAGCATTCTTAGGATATGAAAAAGATTTAACTGGTAAAGCTACACTAGCAGCTGAAGATATTAGATTTGCTCGTACTATAGAACGTATTCAAAGAATATTCATTTCAGAATTGAATAAAATCGCTTTAGTACACCTATATAGTCAAGGATACAGAGATGAAAACTTATCTAATTTCACATTAGGTTTAACAACTCCATCTATCATTTATGACCAAGAAAGAATAGCATTGATGAAAGAAAAAATGGATTTAGCTGCATCAATGATTAATGAAAAAGTCTTCCCAACAGATTGGATATATGATAATATCTTCCACTTGAGTGAAGATCAATATGATGAATATAGAGACTTGATTAGAGAAGATGCTAAACGTAAATTCCGTATCTCACAGATTGAAAATGAGGGTAATGATCCTTACGAGACTGGGGAGTCATATGGTACACCACATGATTTAGCTTCACTATATGGCAAAGATAGAATGAATGCTGATCCATCTAAAGTCCCATCTGGTTATGATACTGAAGAGAAAAAAGATTTAGGTCGCCCTAAAGAAAAAGTAACTAACAGAAATTCACAAGATAGTGCCTTTGGTAAAGATAGAATAGGAAGTTTAGGTATGAAAAAAGATAACGATGCTTCTAAATCTGTTAAACCACAATACAAAGGAGGTTCACCACTTTCATTACAAGAAAAAGAAATGCTTAAGCAAGTACCTATGGGGAAAAAGTTAGTATTTGAAAAAAAGAATGAAGAAGGTTCAATGTTAGATGAAAACCAGTTAAGAGATTAATATCTTTATATATTTATAAATAAATAATTTCAATAGAATGAAAATTAAACATTCGAAGTATAAAAATACTGGGATTCTCTTTGAACTCCTTGTTAGACAAATAACTTCAGATACACTCGAGGGCAAAGAATCCCCAGTTAATGAATTACTTCAAAAGTATTTTGTCAAAACCGAATTAGGGAAAGAATACAAGTTATATGAAACTCTTTTAAACCGAACTAGTTTAACTGAAACTAAAGCTGATATTATTATCACTACCCTACTTGAGTCTTCTAAAACTCTCAATCGTAGAGCGATTAAAAAACAAAAATACAACTTAATTAGTGAATTGAAAAATCATTATAACATCAATGAGTTTTTTAACCATAAATTACCTCACTATAAAGTTCATGCTGCATTCTATACATTACTAGAATCACAAAATACTCCTAAACCAACTTCCCCACAATTTATTATCTCTAATAAGATAACTATTTTGGAACATTTAACAGCTGCCCCAATTAATGGTAAGATAACTGAAAATGAAGTTTTAGAAGAACTTAGTAAAGAAGATAAAGACATTAAGATGTTGACTTATAGAATCCTTCTTGAGAAGTTTAATGACAAATATGAAACATTAGCTTCATCTCAAAAAGAAATTCTAAGAGAGCTTTTATATTCTATTGATAACCAACCTCGCCTTAAAGAATTTTATATCACTAAATCAGCTGAAATTAAAAAAGAACTAACTGAATTGAATAAATCAGTAACAGATAAAGTTACTCAAATAAAATTAAACGAAGTAATAACTTTACTTGATGTTGTGGATGTATCACGTAAGGTAACAGATGAAGATTTAGTAAATCTACTTCAATATTGTGATTTAGTTAATGAATTAGAGAATGTACATGCAGCAGTTTAGAGATAAAATATCATCTACTATGCTATCCTTGAAGGAAGCAGAAGATTTTATGGCAACTCAATCAGATGTTGATCCAGAAACAGGTACTATTACTTGGGATATTGATTATACCCCAAATTTAAAAGATTTATATGATGATATAGATGCTGTTACTGATAAAATTAATAAACTTAAATCAACTACATCAATTCCAGAAGTAGAAGAGCTAGTAAAATTGTCAAAATCATTAAGAAATAGATTTTCTCGATTATTAAAAAAATATAAAACATTAAAAGAACAATCATCAACTGCACAAGGTGGTGGTTCATTTACACCTGGAGATGGAGCACAATATGCTACTCCAAAGGCTTTTAACAAGAATACTAATTCTAAGGGAGCTAAAAATATTTATTACTATAAGTTAGGATGGAAAGCTGTCCCAAACAAAATAAAAGATTCAGGTTTAGAGGTTAAGGAATTATATGAAGGAAAAGCAGAAGACTTTCAACAAGAAAGGATTGCTATCTTTGATAAAATTGAAGATGAACTTAATAGTTTATCTCCTATGGTTTCTAATGCTAAGAATGATACAATAGAATACTATAACGAAAACAAAGGATCTTATGCTATTATTAGATCTACAGATTTAATTTTAGATTTAATAAAAGATATTAAACAACTACTTAAAGGATAAAAATAATGAAAACCCTACAAGATCAGTATACACTAATTAAAGAAGGTAAAGGACATAAAGATGTGTTCTTAAAGGAATCAAGAAGTATGTTTCCTAATTACATTCGTAATGCTGCTACATTTGATGAAGCTGCTATGATCCTTAAAGACAAAGGAATTATTAGTGAAAATATAGTTGGTATGGAACCAATTAATACTATTACTACTAAAAAATCAGGATTCGAAACAGCATTTGAAAACTTCCTAGAGGAAGCACGTAAAAATAAAGATGTTGATCCTAATGCTGAACTTAAGAAAACTTCACAACAAGTAGAAGATAAACTTAAGAATAACTACGACTATAAAGACACATCAAACCCTAATAACCAGATATTTGGTGAAATTATGAAAGGGTATTATTGTGAAATGAAAGATCCTAAAAATGCTGATAAAACAGAAGAAGAATTAAGAGAAATTGTTCTTAAAAACTTAGCTAAGGATCCTATCTATTACACTAAAAATGGTATGTTTGGAGAAAAAGGTTTAGGTCTTGAAATGGATGTGCCTGGACTTGGAGAACCAGTTGAACCTAAAGGTGAATTTAAAGCTAGTGGGTATGGTGATTTGAAAGAATCTAAACTAAGAACTGCTATCGGTTCAATCATAAAACAAGAATTAATCGCTGAAAATAAAAAATATCAAAAGACGATTAAAGAAATCGAAAAAGAAGCGAAATTAGCCGAGATAACAACGAAAATGGAAGCTTTGGACAAAGCCATCGAATCCAAAACTACTCGTTTGACTTCAATTGATGAAAGTGAAGACTTAAAAGAATTGGTTGATAAAAATGCTATCAAAGAACTTAAAAAAGAAGTAAAACTTCTTGAAAAATATAAAACTAAAGTTCAAAAAATGTATGAGAAACTTTGCAAAACAGATAAAAGCAAAGAAATCATAGATGAAGATAAATCAATTGAAGAAGGCCCTAAAGAGGATGCTGAAAAATTAGCTGATACTTTTAAAAATGATCTCAACCCTGAAGCTGAAGAATTTAAATCCACCATAGATTCTATTGAATTGGAAGAAGATAAGGAAGCACCTGCTGATTATTTAGAAGCTAAAAAAGAAGCTGAAGAAAGAGTTGATAATGGAGAAGAAATTGAGGTAGTAGTTAAAGACTTCCCTGATCATGAAGAAATGTTATTTCAAGATCTAAAGGCTAAATACGAAGGTTAAGATTATGAGCAAGAAAGTACTAATAGAAGAAAATAAATTTTCAACATCAGGGTTTAACCTTACGGAAGGTAAAACATCTGAAAGAGGGAATCCTATAGTAGAAGGTATTCTTGCAACTGCTGAAGTAAAAAATGGTAATGGTCGTTACTATAAACGTTCACTTTGGGAACGTGAAATAGATAAGTACATGGAATCTGTTAAAGATAAACGTGCTTTAGGAGAACTAGACCACCCAGAATCCTCTATCATTAACCTA